CCCGGTTCGTGAAAGACCTGGTCGCCGACCCGTCCACCGTGGTGCACCGGGTCTCCACCTACGCCAACCTGGACAACCTCGCCGACACGTTCAAGGCGGTGATCCTGGACCGGTACGAGGGCACCCGACTCGGCCGCCAGGAACTGCACGGCGAAATCCTCGAAGACGTGGAGGGCGCGCTCTGGACCTGGGACATGTTCCAGTGGGTCGACGAACCCCCGCCGCTGGAACGGATCGTGGTCGGCGTCGACCCCGCCGGAACCGCGAACCCCAAGTCCGACGAGACCGGGATCATCACCATCGGCATCGACCGGGCCAAGAACCTGTACGTCCTCGACGACTCTTCCGGCCGGTACAGCCCGGAAACCTGGGGCCGGAAGGTGAACAACTGCTACACCGACTTCCTCGCCGACCGGATCGTGCCGGAACGGAACTACGGCGAGGACATGGTGACCTTCGTGCTGCAGAACGCCGGGTACACCGGCGCCTCGATCAAACCGGTCCAGTCCCGGCGGGGGAAGGCGATCCGTGCCGAACCGATCGTCACGCTGTACGAGAAGGGGAAGGTGTTCCATGTCGGGCAGCGCGGTGACCTGGCGCTGCTCGAAGAGGAACTCACCACCTGGGTGCCCGGCCAAGGCGACTCGCCGAACCGGCTGGACGCCCTGGTCCATGCGGCTACCGACCTGGCGAAGCAGTTGATGCCCGCCCACGTAGCCGATCCACAGCGCCTTCTCTCTGGACGCCGGGTTCCGGAGAACCGGCATCTGCGAGTGGTGGGCTAGTAACTAGAGGACAGCCCCTTCGTGGAGTTCGACCCGTTCATCGACAACATCTACCTCGCGGTGATCATCGGGATCATCTCGGTCGCCCGCACCGCCCGGCTCATCATCCACGACGACTTCCCGCCGATGACCTGGCTCCGCGCCCGGATTCTTGCCCAATATGACGAGGACTCGTCATGGCGGGGACTGTGGGAATGCCCGTACTGTCTATGTCCATACCTGGCCGCCGGAATGGTGGCTTGGATGTACCTCTCGGACCTGCACTGGTCCTGGTGGCTGATCAACGGGATCTGGGCCGGTTCCTATGTGGCCGCAATGCTGTACGCCTACGACGAACCCGAGTGACGAGATGATCCGATGGCGCCGGATTGCCCAGGAGTATCCGTGCCTGACCTGCGGCGCTCCTCCGGGTGCTCCATGCGTCACGATCACCGGGAAGGCCCGCTACGAGATCCATCAGTGGCGGTCGGCGCAGGCGTCTGCCAACAACTGGGCCGATCCTTCCGAAGTCTCACCGGGCCGAGATGTGGGACACTCCGAACCAAGTTCCCCCGTCAGGAGTGGTAATGCCTCGTCGTCGGAGTGAGCCACCGGTCGTTATTCCGACGACTGCCCTGGTGGCCTCAGCAACCCGGTATCCCGGAACCGCGGCCCGCATCTACCGACCCCGTCAGGATTGGCAGACCGAGTGTTACCGGCACTACGCGATCTGTGGCGAGGCGCGGTTCGCCGCGAAGTTCTTCGGGAACGCCTGCTCCCGGGCCTCCCTCTCGGTGGGGGAGTTCCGCGAAGGCCAGATGTACGAACAAACCACCGGTGCCGGGTACCAGGCGCTGGTCGACCTGTTCAACGGCAAGGACGGCCAGAAAGAGATGCTGGAAGCCCTCGGCCAGCACCTCACCATCGCCGGGGAGGCGTACCTGGTCGGCCGTGAAGTCGACGGGACCGACGTGTGGGAGATCGTGTCCTGCATCGAGATGAAGGTCGCCGGGGCCAAGTGGCAGATCGACTACGGCGACGGCCGCCCGCCGGTTGACCTCACCGAGACCGACGTGGTGATCCGGATATGGCTGCCCGCCCCAGGGCATCGGATCGAGGCGGACTCGCCGTTCAAGGCGCTGCTCCCGATCCTCTCCGAGATCGAATGGCTCACCCGGCACGTCTTCGCGCAGATCACCTCCCGGCTGGCCGGTGCCGGGGTGCTGATGATGCCGCAGGGCATGTCGTTCCCCCCGCCTCCCGCCGTGGACGGCCAGGAAACCGTCGCCGTCAACGACGCCGAAGGGTTCATGCTGACCCTCGCCGAAGCGATGATGACCCCGATCGAAGACCCGGGCTCCCCGGCCGCGATCGTGCCGATCGTGGTCACCGCCCCGGATGAGGCGATCGACAAGGCCCGACTGATGACGTTCTGGTCGGAACTCGACGCGCACAGCATGGACCTCCGCAACGAGGCGATCCGCCGGTTCGCGCTCGGGATGGACCTTCCGCCGGAGCAGGTGCTCGGTATGAGCAGCAATTCTGGGACCGGCGGAGGGACCTCCAACGGGGTCTCCCATTGGGGTGCCTGGCAGATCGAAGAAGCCACCATCAAGATGCACGTCGAGCCGATGCTGGACGTGATCGTGAACGCGCTCACGATGGGCTACCTGCGGCCCGCGCTCGGTGAGGACACCGCGCTGCTGGTGGTCTACGACACCTCCGCGCTGCGGCTCCGCCCGGACCGCTCCAAGGAAGCGTTCGAGTTGTGGGACCGGGGCCTGATCACCGACACCGCGCTGCGGAGGGAGAACGGGTTCGACGAGGACGACGCCCCCACCGACGAGGCGTTCACCCGCTGGCTGCTGGTCAAGGTGGCCTCCGGTTCCTCCACTCCCGAACAGGTGGGCGCCGCGCTCGACCTGCTCGGTGTGTCGCTGGGCACCGTCAGCGACGCCAGTACCCCCCGGGAGGCACAGGCGCCTCCGTCCTTGGAGAACCATCCCACCCGACCCCGGACCCCCGCCGAGTCGGCGCTGGTCGCCGCCGCCGACGCGCTGTGCTACCGGGCTCTGGAACGGGCCGGGAACCGGCTTCGCCAGGGCATCGCGAAACCGCCCGGGGTCCCCGCCTACGAGACCCACCTGTTCGTGAAGTCCAACGGCCACGGGATGAACTCCGCAGCGAAACTTCTCGACGACGCCTGGTCGTGTGCCCCGCAGGTGCTGGCCGGGATCGCCGACCCGGACACCATCGTGCCGGTACTGAACTCCTACTGTGCCTCCCTGCTCGCCGAGGGGTCCCCGCATGATCGTGACCGGCTGGTGAACTGGCTCACCCTGGCGCAGGTGAACCCGTGAGGACCATCGAAGAGTTCGCCGCCCAGCGACGCGGCGACCAGGACACCATGGAGAAGGAACTGTTCCCGGAGGTGTCCGAGGCGCTGCAGGTGTACCCGGCCACCAACTGGTACACCGACCTGCTCGCCGAGGTGTCCCGGCTCTACATCGACATCTACCACCGCGAAGGCGGCTCCGGTCGGCCCCGGCACCTGGACGACTTCCTCCGGGACGTGCGGGACACCCTGGACAAGACCGAGAACCCCACCGAGGCCACCGCGGACCGGGTGTCCACCTGGCTAGCCACCGCGGTCCTCAACGCCGCCACCCAGGAAGCCACCGCCGACGACGAAGAGTTCCTGGTGATGGAGTGGGTCACCATGCACGACGAGGACGTGCGGTCGGCGCACGTCGACGCGGAGGGTCAACAGCGTCCCCCGGGTGAGCCGTATGAAGTGGGGGGTCACGCCATGAGGTACCCGGGGGACCCCACCGCACCTATTGAACTGTGGATGAACTGCCGCTGCGCCCTCGCGCCCACCTACCCGGAGGAACCGGAATTCTTCACCGCCAAAGGAGTCACCATGACCAACACCGAGACCGAGGAAGAGACCGTGCTCCCTACCCCGCTCACCTGGCATGGGGTCCTCGCCCCCGAGGGTGTCTGGTCCGGTGACGGCCGCCGGTTCGCCGAGGGGGCGCTGCAGTTCCGGGACCTGCCGCTGCCGCTGACCTGGCAAAAGTCCACCGACCAGGGCCACGACGGGTCGGTGGTGGTCGGCAAGATCGAACGGATCGAACGGGTGAACGGGCTGATGCACGGCTCCGGCACCTTCCTCGCGAACACCGAGGCCGACGAGGCGATCGGGCTGATCGCCGAGTTCGGGCGGTTCGGGGTGTCCGTGGACGCCGACAACACCGAGTTCGAGTTCGACGAGGAGTCCGACCGGGTGACGTTCACCTCGGCCCGGATTGCGTCCGCGTCGCTGGTGTCGATCCCGTCGTTCGCGGAGGCGTTCGTGGCGCTCGGCCCGTGGGCGGAGACCGAGGACACCGACGAGCAGCCGGACGACGTGTGCGACCCGGAGTCGGAGAACTACGACGAGGCGCTGTGCACCGAACGGCAGGCGGCGGCAGCCTACGTGCCGATCGTGGTCAGCACCCCCACCGCGGCGATCAACCAGATTTACACGATGAGCACCACCAACAGCACCAACACGGTGTTCGTGTCCGACAAGCCCTGGTCCGACTTCACCGCCGCCGACTACACTGACGAACAGTGGAAGGCGGCGTGTGTGATGCACGTCTGCGACGGGAT